GAACTTTCAAAAACTGGAGATTCAACCGCTCGCACAATTTTAGCGGAATTCAGTATTCTGCCGATTTCGCCTGAGGCGCATGGTAAGATCGTAGGCTTAACAGTAGCCTAATAATTATGAGAGGGGGAGCAATCCCCCTCTTTTTATAGGGAGAAAGTTTTATGGAAAAGTGGCGACCGCTCGACGAAGATAATACAAAAGTGGAGCTGTTTTGGTATGACGACGAGACACAAACTCAGCACGTTAAAACCGTCTATAAACATACCGACGTTATTCTGGATGCGAACAAATCCATCCAAGGTAAGCAAGCCGGAAGAGATGCAGAAAACCATTTTTGGGAAGTTGCACGCATACCGCCAAGCATTCAACATCTTTGGCTACAAGAAGGGCTAGACATTTATAATCGTGAGCATGGCGCTCGGTTGATGAAAAAGCTCGATGACCCGGAATGGAAATATCTCCGGGTGCAAACTGGTCGTATTGGCAGACGCTCAGGTCACATATGAATGTTATCGAACAGCTAGACGAGGAATTATCACTCAATGTTGACAACTGGCAAGCAGCCGTAAAACTTGGCGCGGCTTACCTCAAACTTGGCAACCTCGGACACGCATACGCATTTCTTAGCCAAGCGGTTGGCATTGAACAGAACGAATTCACGTTAAATGAAGCAGGCCGTGTTTATGCGGCAATGGGTCGTTGGGACGAAGCTCTACAATTTTATGAGGCAGCTGCAAACAAGAACCCTAAGAACGTACAGGCCGCGAATAACGCTGCATTAGCACACCTTAATATTGGCGACCATGACAAGGCTGCAGAATGGCTCATAAGGCCGTTTGCCAAAATGACGAAAGATGAATACGAAGCAGCTGACACACGCGAGCTGGATTGGAACTGGGCATTCGTACATTTGGCCCGGGGCGATTATCGCAAGGGCTGGGAAGCGTGGAACAAAGGCGAAGGACATGGCGATCGTGTCAAGCGCCACACATACGCACCTAGGTGGATGCCTGGTGATAGTGGCGATGTTGTTTTTTACGGCGAGCAAGGTCTAGGCGACCAGATCATGTTTGCCGAATGTCTTTATGATGCAATTGGAGATGTGAAAAAAGGTGCAGTGGTCGAAGTAGATGAGCGCCTAGCCAATCTGTTTCGACGCAGTTTCCCCGAAGCGAAGATAATGGGAACATTGAGCAATGAGCAGCCCGGCTGGAGAGCTCCCGCTGATGCTGGTTCAATTCCACTTGGATCACTGCCCCTTTATTATAGACCGTCAGCTGCGAGTTACCGGGGTCACCCTTATTTATTAGCTGACCCAGAACGTCGATTAATGACGCGAGCTCTTCTTGGCTCGTTAGGCAAAAAACAAAAGATAGGTATTAGTTGGACTGGCGGATTACGACACACTGGTGCGATGGCGCGGAGTGTCGAACTGAAAAAACTGATGCAAAGTTTCAAACGCATCGACGCTAAGTTTGTTTCGCTTGAACATACGCACTTTGAAGATACAGAACAGCAAGGCGTTAAAGCCTTCGATTATATTACTGGCAGGACGTTGGACTACGACAATACAGCGGCACTTGTAAGCGAGTTGGATCTTGTCGTCAGCGTGCCTAATACAGTTGTGCATCTTGCCGGGGCTCTTGGCGTACAAACACTAGTGCTTGGATCAAAAGCGCCGAGCTGGTGTCACACAGTTATGAATATGCCGCTCTATAAATCGGTTGAGGTAATGAACGATTGGACGCCTGCAACGGCTGCTAAACGCATAAAGGAAAAGCTTGATGGCATTGTCAAATTACGGTCAGCTTAAAGCTGCAGTCGCTGACACATTAAATCGCGATGACATGACTTCGCAGATTGTTGACTCAATTACGTTGTGCGAAGCGATGGTTAATCGTGATCCTAAATTTCAAAATCGTTTTATGGAAACAACGTCTACTTTGACATTCGACGCAGCTGGCGAAGCAAGTTTGCCAACTGATTTTATTGCAGCTCGAACACTTGTGTTTCAATCAAGCCCTCGCAGCAATCTAGAGTTTTTGTCAGCATCTGGATTTGAGACAAAGTTTCCTAGTACAACTACTGGCCTGCCGATCAACTACACTATTATTGGCGACAAGGTTAAAATTGGACCGCCACCTAATAGCGGAGCTGGCGCTGTTTTGCGCTACTATCAGCGAGTGCCAGCCTTAACAAATGACAGCGATACAAATTGGCTTCTGACATATTATCCGGACATATACTTATATGGCACGTTGGTTCATACAGCACCATATCTTGGCGAAGATGCGCGTTTGCAAACTTGGTATGGCATGTTGGATCGCGCTGCAGCCGAGCTGGCGGGTCAAGATAGCAGAGCAAGATTTAACGGTTCGCCAGTTGTACCTAGCGTTGCGGTGACAATTGTATGATTCCAAATCCGTCAATCTATCCTGACTGGAAAAGATGGGGTCAGCAGCTACAACAAATATTAACGCCTCTTCTAGAAAGTTTAGAGGTGTCGTTCTTCCGTCAGGGCAATGTCTTGAGGGTGGCTCGGCATAATGTCGCGGGGCTCCCTTCCGCGACTACGCCGGGCGAAATTATTTTCGTAAACGATGAAACTGGGGGAGCCGTTCTGGCATTCAGTGACGGCACAAACTGGCGACGAGTTACAGACAGATCGATTGTGAGTTAAAATGGCTACACCCACCACGCGACTAAAATTAAAGAAACAGGCACTATCCGAAAACCTCAATACCTGGGGATTGTCTAACGGCATCAACGGTGTCATCGATCAGGTCGATGTGCTGGCCGGTTACCTTGAGGTAGATTTAGGAACATCAACCAGCTACACGTTTGGTACGACAAATTATTCAGTTGTTGGAAATGAGCATGCGTATCGTGCTGTTAAGTTTACTGGCACGCCCGCATCTGGTGTGACAGTCAACATCCCCGCTGTAGATGATTTCAAATTTATCGAAAACGCTACCGGGCAGACGATTACATTTTCTAATGGCTCAACGACCGCAACTTTGGCGAATACGTTTACTGGTTATCTTAGAACAAATGGCAGCTCTTCTATAACGGTCTTGGTGCTTCCTGATGGTGTAAACGTCCAGACAGTGGCTGCGAATATTGCCTCAGTAAATACTGTCGCTGGACAAATTTCTCCAACAAACAACATAGCTACACTAGCTGGTATTTCTAGTGATATTACGACTACAGCCGGGGCAAATGCAAATATAACAACAGTCGCTGGGCAAATTACCCCAACTAATAATCTTGGAACTGTTGCTGGTATCGCAAGCGATGTTAGCGGTGTTAATGCCATTGCATCAGACGTAACGGCTGTAAATACAGACCCATTGAAAACAAATATTTCAACTACTGCCGGGGCTGTAGCAAATATAAATACGGTAGCAGGGCAGATCAGTCCGACAAATAATATCGCAACTGTGGCTAGTGCAGATGCCAACCTTACAACTGTCGCGAGCCAAATTAGCCCAACGAATAATCTGAGCACAGTTGCTGGAATTGCGAGTGACATATCCACTACGGCTGGTGCAAACGCCAATATAACAAGCGTAGCAGGGCAAATATCACCGACCAATAATATTGCGACTGTCGCCGGATCTACAGCAAACATTGCGACCGTTGCGAGTCAAATTAGCCCAACAAATAACGTTTCCACATTGGCAGGTATATCGAGTGATATATCTGGTGTAGCGGCAATCACTAGCGACATTACAGCGGTAAATTCTAATCCGCTCAAACAAAGCATTATTGATGTAGATGCAAATGCTACAAACATCAACAATGTTGGCGGCTCAATAACGTCTGTTAATACAGTGGCTAACAATCTTACGTCCGTTAATAGTTTTGGTAACACGTATCAAATTAGCACAAACAACCCCACAACTGACGGTGGCGGTAATCCGCTCAGTAGCGGAGATCTTGCATATGTGACGAGCGTTAATAAACTCCGCACATATAATGCGAGTTTAGGCGCATGGGAAGATGCTGGAAGTGCGGTATCAGGACTGCGCGAAATCTATCAATATGTAGCGACTGCGAACCAAACGGTTTTTCCAGCCACAGGCAGTATTGCTTACGACCAGACGGCTGGCGGTGCGGCAATCAGTGTCTACTTAAATGGTGTGCTACTCAAAACCACCGACTATACGGCTACGAATGGAACATCAATAACACTGGCTGCAGGCGCGGCTCTTAACGATGAGGTTTCTATTCATACCTTCGGCACATTCAACGCGGCAAATACCTATAGCCAAGCTGCGGCAGATGCGAGGTTTGTTCAGCCAACTGGCGCTGTAGCTAATATTTCTGGCGGCGCGGCACAAGGCATCCTTTATCAAAGCGCGGCAAGCACAACTGCCCATCTTG